ATAGCACCAAGACCGAGACTTCTTTCTCGATACGCTGAGTAGGCACTCTTGGTAAAGCCTTCTTTACCTTCTTTAACATATTTTTGAAAGCGTTTAAAATTTGCACTGTACTCTCCTAGTTGTGTTGTATCTATTGCGTTATCAATATAATGTTGAATTATATTATCAAGCATTGTTATTAAATCTTGTATAAAGTTATCGTCCTTTGACCATTCATCAAAGTATTCTAAGTTTACTGAAGACAAACAACACACTGCTGTTCTCTCTTCATCAGTTGGTAAAGTAATCTCTGAACATAAATTACTTTGACGTATTTTAAGACCTAAATCTTTTTGTTGTTTAGGTAAAGCTTCATTACAGGTATCTATGTTTACCATGTAAGGCTCACCTGTTTCAGCTCTAGCATTTATTATCTGCCACCATAAATCTCTAGCATTAATAGTCTTAACAGCTTCGTTAGTCTTAGGGTCAATCAATCTCCAGTCATCATCATTTTGTACAGCTTCAAGAAAAGCATTAGTAATATTTACACCGTTATGAAGATTAAGATTCTTTCTGTTAATATCTCCACCAGATTCTTTACGCATGTTTATAAACTCTTCAATCTCTGGATGAGATATATCCATGTAAGCTGCATAGCTTCCACGTCTTGTTGTGCCTTGGTTGAAGGCCAACATTTGAGAATCAACTACATGGATGAAAGGAATGCTTCCAGTAGAACGAGACCCATGAGTAGTTGAAATACCATTGCTCCTAATATCCCCCCAATATCCACCGATGCCTCCACCTGAACTTGCCAACCATATGTTCTCGTCATAATGAGCAGATAAACCACCCCTACTGTCAGGAACATAATTGAGGAAACAACTGATAGGAAGCCCACGAGTGGTACCCCCGTTACTAAGAATAGGAGTGCTAAACATGAACCAACGAGAGGAACTGTAGTTATAAAGTCTTTGAGCCAATTCAAAATCGGTTTCTCCTTTGAAGGTTGCTCCGAAGACGGAGGCTCTGGCAAGTGCTTCTTGTGCATGTGTTTCTCCTTCCCAAAAATATCTATCTTTGAGTGTATCTAAACTAAATTTATCAAATTCTTTTTCTTTGTCATAGTTTATTTCAATTCCTAAGTAAGGCTTAGTTCCTATTTTATCTTCAACCATTGTCTTGTTCCTTGTTGTTTACATAAATTGCTATTATAGCATAGTGTATTATTTTATATAAGTCTAAATTATTCTTTCCATTTTTCTTACCAAACCTCATAGCATACTTCATAATGTTTCCAATACAGAATCCTTCTCCGTATCCTGAATCAATTATCATATCAGTTGCTTGATACTTACCGTTAGCATAATGTTGGTCATAAGTATTACCTATGTAAGCTTTTATTTCATTTACAATTTTATCTTCGTTAAATTTATATTTCACTCTTCCATTCCTCCGGTAATGTTTCTTCACTATACCATGTAAAATTATTTGTTTCCGCCCATTCTGCATGAGTACGTTTTGTTTTATCTTTTCTTACCTTTGCACCCGGCATAGGAGAGTAAGGCTTTTGAAAAAGAAAAACTAACTCATAATTATCAGGTAATACTTTTCTAATATGTATGTACTTACTATACTCTGCATAGTCCCAAAACCTACCTTTAGCTTCTAGTAATATTGTTTTACCATCTATAACTTTTACAAAGTCTGCTTCGTATTTATGTTTGACAACATACTCTATAGTGTCCCAATGATGTTTCCAATCTTTTAAAACTGTTTGATGTATGTCGTATTCCCAAAGACTATCGTATCCTTTCGGTACGTTAATCTTTTTAGGTCTAGGTTTTCTAGGAACTCTTTTAGGCATATTAAACTATATCTTTTAATGTTAATTCATTTATGTTTTTATTTTTAATATTTTTAATTTTTTTAATAAACCATTTATAACTCCAAGCACTTAGTAATAAAGTTCTGTTAGCATATACATGAGTATCTGGCGGTATAAATTTTAAAATATTTTTAGTAGTTACATTATTTGCTTTCATTTCTTCTTCAGGAACATGTTGTCCTAACCACTCTATTAACATTTCTTTTGCTTTGTTTCTTATAATTTTAGATTTCCTAGCGTTCATATTTAATTTCCTCTACTTTAGGAGTAACTTTTACTTTAGTTAAATAACTTAATCCCTTCGCATACTTAAATATTCTCAAGCCTTTACCCTCATTAGAATCTTTATGACATTCAAACTTATGTCGACACCAGTTACATTGTCTTGCAATTTTATAGTTTCCTGACTTGCCTTCAGCAACAGTAGGATAACATAACTCAGGCGGAGTATCTTCTTTAGTTACTGTTTTTATTTTCTCTATAGACTTTATTATATTAGGCTTAGTAAAGTCATTTGGTTTGTATAAAGTTATTTCTCCAGTCTCTTTATTTAAAACTAGAAATCCTCCGTTGTTAGTTCCTTGTGCTTTTTCATACCCTGTTAATTGAGATATGTAACCAAACGGGTCATCTTCCTGTAAGGTTCCTTCTTTAAATTTTTTAAAAGCAAAACCTGAAGCTGTCTTAATATCTACAACCTCACCATCTATAGTGCAATCCATATGCCCTTTTATTCCTTCTATCTCTACGGTCTTCTGCTCGTTACTAACCTCATGACCAGCAAACTTAACTAAAAATAAAAGAACTTCTTCTAACAAATGACCATATAAAAATTTTATAAGTGTTGAAGGTTCTAGTTTTTCTGATTCTTCTTTAGAGTTTAAATCATACCAAAGTTGCCTAGCTGGTTTACCTATATTAGACATTCTAAGTTTTGAATCTCCTCTAGGTTCGGGCTTAGCCCAATGTCTAAAGGCCTCTTTCATAGATTCACCAAAGGCATCTATATCTTTATTTGATATCTTTAGTTTTTTATTTTCTGTTAAAGGTTTTAAAGATTTGTATATATCTGTTACAACCGTATCTAATGTTTTATTATTTTTTTTCATCTTCTGATTCCTTAAAAGCTTTAATTACATCTGAAGAAAATAATTTTTGTAAGCTAACAAGAAACATTCTACTAGCGTTATGGTCTCCACCACATACCGTTTTGAAACTATCTAACTCATCAACTATAGTTCTAAGTACATCTGTTTTAAATACCAACGTACAAAATTCATTGTCTCCTACGCATAAGTTATGAAACCAGTAATCAGATTCTGTTGCTCTAATACCAGAAGGCTTACTCCATGATTCATACTCTATACATATGTTACCAGTCTTCATCCATGTATCTCTTTCTGATTTAACTTCTATCTTCTTACCTGTTAGCATATCTGCTATCTTCTGTTCTCTTATCTCTCCATACTGTAAATCTAAATCAAATTTTTTTTGGTCTTTCTTAGTGGGTTTCATACCAATTATTTCCTATCTTGTATTCGCCATCTAAAGGACAACGAAGATTAAAATATTCACCTGCTTTGATAATACTTTCAACAGCTAAAGAGCCTGTAAATTCTGCTTGGCTTTCTTTAACTTCTATTTGCCACTCATCATGTATGTTGGCAACAAATTTATAATCAATACTATTTAAACGTAATAAGCTATTTAAGTCAACAAGAGCTTTCTTCATTGCTATAGAACCTGCTCCTTGTATTAAAGTATTTAAAGCAGAATGCTCACTTCTTACAAATAACTTTCTACCGTCTAAACCTTTCAGGTATCCTTTTTGTGTAGCTCGTTGTACCTTGTCTGTAAGAGTTGCAAATGCTGGTTGACTACCAAAAAAGCGTTTTCGCAACTTTCCACCTGTTGCTGAGTTTCCTCCAACCATTTTCCCAAGCTTTGCATTTCCTGCTCCGTAGCAGAGAGCATAGATGAATACTTTCGCCTCATCTCTTGATTTAAGTCCAGCAAGTTTTTGGTTGTGTGTGTGAATGTCTCCTCTTGTAATTTCATAAGTATACTCCTCATCGTCCATATAGTGTGCCAACAATCTTAATTCCAATTGACTAGCATCTATACCAACTAATTTTTTACCCTCATCGACACACCAAAAGCTTCGGCATTCTGAACCATATTCGGAACTTATGCTAGGCACTTGTGCCATGTTAGGGTTTCTATGTGTCATTCTACCAGTTATAGTGCCATTAGGTATTACAAAACCATGAACTCTACCGTCTTCTTGTACAGCTTCTACCCAACTGGTTATCTGTGCTATACGTTTTTGTAGTAATAAATATTTAGCTATTAGTTTTGCTTCTGGTATATTTTTAATTTTAGCAAGAGTTCCTTCATCTACAATAGGTTGACCTGTAGGTGTGAATTTATCAGGCTTCCATCCAAACTCTATAAGATACTCCCCAATTTGTTTACGACTTCCTAAATTAAACTCAACTAATTTTCTACGCATAAAAGGTTCGTGATTACCAGACATAAGAATGTTTTCGTATTCATCGTCTGTAAGTCCTTGCTTAGATAACTCTCCATTTTTTTTAAGTTTAGGAACAACCTCTTTGATATCTACTAATTTAGGAACAAAAACTTTTTGCACTTCTTTTTCTATGTCTTGTATCTTTTCTCTTAAAGTAGCTAGAAAAATAGAAGCATCAATGGAATTAAATTTAAAACCGTTTTCTTCTTGTTGTTTCATTATCTTAAATACTTCATGCTCAATGTCTAAACTATCTTTACTAAAATCTTTACCTTCATTTAAAAGATAGTTATAAACTTCAGTGTTTAATTTAACATCATTTACACAATAGTCTAGCATCTCATCAGAATAATATTTAAACTGTTTGAAATCAATCTTAGGAAATTTTAAACGGTAACCCCAAATTTCAAGACCATGGCCACCATCTCTTACTGGGTTAAAAAGTCTAGACATAACTAAAGTATCTATTATTGTTTTTGTGTTTAAGTCTACACCAGTAAGTTCTTTTATTACTGGTATATCAAAACCTATAATGTTATGTCCTATTAAAGTATCAGCAGACTCTAATAATTTTAGTCCTTCTTCAAGATTATTAGGATTAAATTTATATATTTTTTTAGTATCTAAATCTTGACAAACTATACACCATATCTTTGTTGCTTTTATATCGTCTGTCTCTATGTCAAATACTAACTTCATATTAAAAATCTACATTTTCTTGTTCTTCTTCTTCTGCTTCTATTTCGTTAAGTCTACCTGTATCTCTGTCATAAAGCAACCTAGTTGCAGAACCTACATCTCCAGTGTATCTAGACTTTAATACTCTAACTTTAGTGGTATTAGATTCGTCTTCATTATCTGACTGCTGGTTTCTTTCTAAAGCTATTACACAATCAGATAGTTGGGCTATACTTTGTGAACCTCTTAGATGAGATAAGCTTACCTCTATACCATTCTCATGTCCCTTGTTACCATCTACTCTTCTTAGATGTGAAACTAAAATCATACCAACCCCAGTCTCCTCAACAATACTTCTTAGTCTTGACATGATACTATCAATGGCACGTCTCTCATCTCCCTCTGCTGATGCTACTACAAGCATATGCAGGTGGTCTAGTACAATCCACTTACACTCACAACCTATAATCATAAATCTAATTTTAGAAAAAATCTCATCAATATCATTAGTACCAAAGTGTGCATGAATCCATACTCTGTTTTTATTTTCTCCATCATATAGTATATCAAAGAAGTTATCTAATTCTTCTTCAGAATACTGTTCTCTAATGTGGTCTATATATAATCTATTGTTAGCCTCAATAGATAATATACCGTCAATAGTTCTTCTCCAGTCCTCTTCTAAAGCTATAACTCCTACATTATCAGTGGTGTTTTTAATTAACCAATGTTCAAGTTCTCTTGTGACACTTGACTTACCAAGACCAGTACCACCTGTTAATGTTACTAACTCTCCACCTCTGAGGCCTACAAGTTTTTCATTAAGACCCTCCCAAGGATAAGGTATACTATTCTTCTTTTCTCTATGATGAAACTCTTTTCTTTTGTCTGATACATTTATAACACCTGCTGGTGTATAGGTTTTTGCATCCCAAAAAGCTTTGACAAACAATGCATGTTTATTATCTTTAAGCATGTCATTAGCATCTTTATACCCATTAGGTAAAGTCATTATCTTTGCTTTACTTGGAGTAAAAAGCTGTGCTACTTTTATTGATGCTTCTCTTCCAGCTTTGTCATTATCAAAACATATAATTACATTTTCATATTGCTCTAAGAATTCTATACTTTCTTTAACATCTTTTACAGCACCTTGAGAACCTCTCTTGATACTAACAACATCCCACTTAGAACCAAACAATTCATATCCTGCCATGGCATCACACTCTCCCTCTACAAGTGTAATGTATTTACCGCCTTTGAATAACTGCTCTCCAAATAATCCAGTACCCTCATATGTACCTTGAAAACTAAAGTTCTTGTCTCTTACATATCTTATCTTAGATGCTGTTTGTTCGTTGTTATTATAAAAAGGATAGACGTGCTGTACGACTTCTCCTTCAGTGTTGTAAACAACTTTAACACCATACTTGGTTGCTGTTTCTTTTGATATTTTTCTATCGTTCAAGGCACCAAAAATAGCACCGTGTTTATTGTTTAAACTTTTATTAATATTTGTATTTGTATTTTTAACTAACTCCATTGAGTTGTCCTCCTTGTTATAATTTTTAATAAAATCACCGCAACTGAAACACTTAGATGAACCGTCTTCGTTTATTGATAAAGCATCCGTGCTTCCACATGCATCACATGGTAAATGTAATTTGACAAAAGCCATATAATCTCCTTGACTAAAATGGGTTGTTTAAGGTAATCAACATATTGCAAGGAGGGAATGATAAAAACCCCTAAACAACCCTAAATTAAAATACTATTCTGAATCTCCCTCTGATTCTTCAACAGCTTCCTCTTCCACTTCTTCAGCTTCAGGTTCAGGAACAATAGCTTCTTCTCTATCTTTCAACATACCTACTAGGTTGTTTCTAAATGTTTGAGAAGCAAAACTTGTGGCCTCAACCATAGTCTCTAAAGTTCCTACTTTATTTATAATAACAGTAGCTTCGTTTCTAAGTTTTTCATCAGAAATCTTACCGACATCCCAAGATGTGACACTACCATCATCGTTTTTTATAGATATAATCACGTTATACTCCTTATTAAAAATCTAAATCGTCATCAACAGAACTAGTGTCTTGTCTTTCTTTAAGGTCTAATACCTTTACTCCATCTAAAATGTAGTAGTCATAAGCACCCCACTTGTTTTCGTGATGCCAATAATGAAACATAATTTTAGCATGTGTTTGATTACCTATAGTAATTTCTCTACCGCTTTCATCTTTAAATTCAAAAGGTTCACCGTCTGCATTTTTAATAATAACAGGCTTGTTGTCTGCACCATTTTTATTTTTAGTAAAGCGTTTAAAGTAAATACTTTCAGGTATCTCTTTGTCTTCCCAACCTTTAGTTCTAACACCCATAGCTTTAGCTGTTTCTAAATCTTCAGGATTATCAGGTATTAAAAAGGTTTCCCATACACCGTCTGGATTGAATTTAAAATTGGGATTATTAATTGAAGGATAGATTAATTTACCATCAATTGTGTAATATTTAATCTTACCATCATCAGTTTTTTCTACTAACTTCGCCATAAAAACTCCTATATTTATGTTTTAAGTTCTTCTATTATACAGTATTATTTAGAAATTGCAAGTAAAATATCATCTAAAGTATAAATACTTTCATCACAAAGTCTAACATGATACTCATCTTTATTCCATCTTACTTCATAAGCTATTTTATTCTCATAAAGTTCTTGGTTATTTTCTCTTATCCAGTTTTCAAACTCTCTGTATTCATCCTTTGTTAGTTTCTTAAATGCAGGTTCCATATTATAGTCTCCACCATGTCGGTTGTTCTCTATTCTTGTTCCATTGTGCATAGTGTTTCTCATGTATAACATAATCCCTGTATGCTACAATAGGGTCATCATTTTTATATTCATCAGGCATAGCCTGTGCAAGTGGTGTCAATCCTTTGTCCTCAATGTTATCAGGATGAAAGTACAATGCATCTTTTAACTTTGTAATACTTGCATGTTCTCTACCATACCTGTGTTTGTATTCATCACCTAATGCTATAAAGTGTTTGTATAACCATCGATAATTATCCCAAGATTCTCTAGCCCATATAGTACAAGGATGATTCTTGTATGCAGTTTTGTAAAGTCCATTAGCATCTGCATACTCATCACCGTCTAACACTCTATGTGCTGTGCATAACAT